CCCAAACGCAATATTTGATTCACGCTTAGTTCTTCCTTTGAAAGAAATCCCAAGCCAAAAAATAGATACTCTTAAATTTTCAATAGAGGAATTGGAAGATATAAAATCTGAACTTGAAGGTAGTACAATATATAATAACCACACTCTTGCGGATAATGAAGTTTCCCTATTGATCGGTAATTTAACAAGATTAGTGGATGATATGACATCAACAGAATGCGATTATGAATATGACGAAAATCTAGTAAAAAATGAAATTGTTAATCATATGATGTGGAGATCTGTATTTGATTGTTATCGAAATTGTGTATCAACTTATGCTGATTGGAAATTAGGAAAAAAACAAACATTTGGTATGCATTCACGCGAAAAAATGGAACAAATGAAAAAAATGGGATTAGATATGTCAAACGAACCATTATACTATAAACATGGTATTTATATGAAGAAAATATTATATGAAACTGAGGTTGAGTATGTTCATGGTAAAACGGGCGAAAAGATGCGAACAATGGCAAAAAGAAGTAAATATATAAAATTTATGATGGTGATTCGTGATTGTGAAAATGGGATTGGGGATTTTTTGTTAAATAAATATTTCCCAGAAGATAAAAATGTGAAATTTAAATATGAATTATTTAAAAATCCAATTATTTTTGAAAATGGCAAGTTAAGTTAATGGGGCTACATTACCAATTTAAATTTGATTTTTTTTATTGATGACACAAATCACAATCAATTAATTGTTCTTGATGTTCCCCCATTTGAAAAATCAACTTCCATGGGAAAATATTAAACTATTTTATCGAAGAAAACAACGACCATATATTAAATTTCCATCTGGAGAATGTAAAAAAATCCATGTTTGCAAAAAAAAGAAAATTCAACTTCAAATAAACAATCGAAAATATATTACACATTCCATTAAGCGCATTCCATTAAGCAAATTCCACTGATAATAATTATTTAAATTTGATTGTCATATTTTTTTTATTGAGTCACAAATCACACACATTTTGAATTCCCATGTCATCAATTGAAAATTTGGAAATCATCCAATCCATTTTGAAAAAACATAAAAGTGGTTCTCATGATCTTTCATCAATTTCTAAATTACCATGGGAAATAATTCAACAAAATGATGATTATCCATGGGATTGGGAAATATTATCATCAAACCCATCTATACCATTTGATTTTTTTAAAAAACATAGTGATAAACCATGGAATTTCCAGGAAACGACAAAACATTTATCTTTGAATGATGTTAATCAGTTTTCCCAATTGATAAATCTCATCATGGAAACACTTTCTCATGAAAACTGGGATTTTAACCACATCACAAAGTGTTTTTATTTTAAAAACTTACAAAAAGAAAAACAAAATAAATTTATTATTTTATTTCATGATAAGAATCTCCATTGGATTAACTTATCACGTCATTGTGATCTACAATTCATTGTAAAGTATCATTTTTTTAAATGGAATTGGTCCTACATGTCATATCGTGAAAATATAACAAACATTTTTGTTCAAAAATTAATTGATAAACCATGGGATTGGAAAGAAATATCAAAATGGAATTGGGTTACATCAGAGTTCGTTATACAAAATTGGGATAAAGACTGGGACCTGGATTACATTATTCCTAAATTAAACCTAACGCTTCCAGTGTTTCAAAAAATTGATCAGTTGTTATTGGGAAAAAGTTTATGGGTATGTCACAATTGTGAAAGTGCTTTATTAGATAATAAAACATTCCATCTTAATTATATCAAACTGTATCCAAATCGAAAATATTGGCGTTATTATGGACATAAATTATCACATGAAATGCCTTTGGTATTTATAAAAAATCATCTTGATAAAAATTGGGATTGGCACGTCATTGCATTGAGACCTGATTTAAATATGAAATTTGTTCAAGAAAAAGATGTTTTCATGAAAATTCTTCCTTATATTACAAAATTTATGTACAATAAAAAAATATCGGTTGCTTTTGTTATAAAAAAATGCTTAGAATTAAAATACAACACAAACAGTAGTGATAAAATTAATTGGCACAGATTATCAAAAAATGTATGTGCCACGGATTTTTTACCAGGTGCTGACCCAAAAACATCTCTTGTTCAATATATCGGAAGACCGTGGGATTGGAAAATTATCAACGAGAATTATTTAAAAATAATTAAAAAACAAGTCCGAAAATTAATTGTTTGGAGTCAAATCGTTCCCATTGAATTATCAATTGATATTTTAAAAAATTACATATAAAATTTACCTTTTATTTTTTTAAATTTGATTGCATATTAATGTCATCTTTTGTTTTTTTATTTTTAAAAAATATAAAATGAGTAACAACAATGGTGTTCAACAACAACCGCAATCAACATCCACAACTACAAACATGATGCCTACCAACATGATGAATCCCTATTCAAATATGAACATGACTGATTTATTTATGAATAATGTGTTGTTGTCAAAATTTGGGGAAGTGTTAAATGGAAAATATGATTTAACGGCTGCCAATATTTTAAAATTGGTGATCCTGACCAATCTAAACGGAATTAAAAAACTAATGAATGATGGATTTACAAATTTTGCCAAAACATTCAAATATTATTTTTTGGCAATGTTTGTATTTATTCAAACAAATTATCATCGAATTCCGCAATGGATCCACTACAAAAGACTGAGACTGTCAAATCTTCCAGAAATGACAACGCAAAATAATGATCCAACAAAATGTCAAATACAAGATTTCATCACCCGAGAAATTAAAGTAAATGATCAATTTATTAAATTATTGTATACTTATATTAAAAATAATAGAATTGGGCATTATACAGAGGTGCTAAGTTATGATGTCAAAAACAAACGTGAAATTCTAGTTCAAAAAAAAATGACTGGAATTATTGTGGATTTTATGAACAATCAAGTGACTATAAATTCACCCTTATATTTTATTGAAAATGAATTTTCAAATGATATTATAAAATGTAGTTTAAAAAAAATGACATTGGGTGATGGTGATGATGAAAACGATAATTCCAATTCCGATATAAAAACACAGTCTACCAACAATACTACTGATACTGGTGTTAAAAAACGATATCGAGATTTTTTCACATCACATCAAAGCGCTGCGATTGATCTTGCTACATCGTATATCACTAGTTACTGGGGAAATATATTAGCCACAAGTTACCTACCAAACTCTATGGTCTCAACATTAAGATTAAATCAAAGTCAATTTACCACAAACTTCACCGAATATAACATCGCAAAGTTACTTTGTGAAAAACATAAATTTCTTGAAATAAAAGACACCTTTTTAACTATACTGTGTCTTTCGTCATTTCATTACATAAATTGTTCCAAGTATCTTATGTCAAAATGTAATACCACACTACCCAAGGGTAATTTATCGCCATTTGATACGAAAAACCAATACATTAAACAAATTGGAATTTCACCAATATCAACACTTGGTCACAGCATATTCACCACACTTAATTCATACAACACTACATGGTATCAAAATTTATATAATAATCGACATTACTTTCATAATTTTTCATGTCACATACCAAATCCAAGTAACGGAGAAGAACCCGATTTACCCAATAATAAAATTCAAATTTCATTGAAAAATTCTAACATAACAGATTATTTTAAACAACATGCAATTTATGAACATAAAAGAACTCGATTTATTCAATCCCAACTAAAAAGAGAAAATGTTATAAATAAAGACAAAACAGATGATGAAAATTTGGTCAATCAAGAACGACATAAGGAATTAAGTAATTTATTTGATCCAGAAAATCAAAACAAAAAAAAATTTCAAAAAATGAAATATCAAATGGAAAAAAATGGCGATCAAATAGTCACTCAATTAATTAAAGTAATCAGTAAAAATGAAGTTATCAAAACAAAAACCAATAAAAAGATTGATCTTTACAAACTTAATTTCACTCATAAAAAAAATATTGAAACCATTGACAATGAGAAATATTTTGAATGGAAAGAACGCATTGATGATCTACGATCCATTCGAGACGGCGACGAAAATAAAAATACAAAGGAAACTAGCAATGGTATGAACAATGATGGAAACAGTAATAAAATCGATGAGGACAATGGTGAGAAGAAGAACAAACAATTTAGTCCAAGATACAGACATTCATTTAATACAGATTTATATGATTTATTTCGATCTGCTCCACCTAAAAAAATCGATAAAGTCACATATGAACCTAAAATCACAACCGAAAAAATCAATAGTGTATATCGCAGCATAGACAATCTCTATTTACGTGAAACATCCAAAAAATACCTATTAAATGCGTTGGAACAGTTCAAAAATAAAAAAGACCGTTTACGTAAACTTGGCCTCCCTGTAAAACTTAATGTCATGCTTCATGGTGAACCTGGTACTGGAAAAACAACCACCATCCAAACAATTGCATCCTATCTACAACGAAATGTTTATTATGTGAATTTAAAAGAAGCCACTACAAACAAGGATATTCAAACTATTTTTAATTATGTCAATAAGGAAGTTTCCGCTGGTCTAATTATTTTTGAGGATATCGATGCAATGACGGATATTGTTCACAAACGCTCAGACAAAGTAACTGAATTTTCAATGACGAAAATATCGGAAAAAGGGGGGGAATCCTTCAGTTTGGAATATTTACTGAATTTATTTGATGGAACACTCACAATTGATGATAGTGTAAATGTGACAACAACCAATCATTTGGAAAAACTGGATCCAGCTTTAACAAGGGCAGGACGTTTTGATCTAATAATTAAATTAGAAAAATGTGATACTCATCAGATTTCAGAAATTTATCTGAATATGAAAGAAGATCCATTGGATTCATTAATTTTAAATGCAATTCCATCTGATGCTTACACACCAGCCGAAATAATTTTCCATATCAAAAACTATTTATATACAGATGATTCTGAATATAATATCATGAAACCCTTTGTTCCCATCAAAGATCGCGAAAAAGTGAAAAAACTGTTATTGGAGAAACAAATTAATCTATGTTTAAAAGATCCAGATGCCCTGCTACAATTTTTCAAAAAATGTAAAGAACCTGAAAAATTTCAACAAGCAATGAAACAAATTTTTTCTGTTTCTTCTTCTGAACATTCAACTCCTTCTTCTCCTTTATTCACCATGGATTCTGTTCAAAATATGTCAATAGATGATTTCAAAAAAAAATTTAATTTTCAATTTTCAATAAACAAAGAAAAATTTGTTAGTCAAGAAGATAATATTATTGTTGTAAAAGAAGAGGAAATTTCAGATTAATTAGAAACGTACTTTATTGGTAATAGTGATGATAAGATGAATTCATATTTTTAATAATTATGTTCATATCATTTAAAATTTGAATTAAAAAACCATTTCACTACAACTGAACAATTAAACAAACATGAGTAACAATAACAATGATAGTGACAATAGTGATGGAAACAATAGTGATGACAACAGCGATGATGACAACAGCGATGATGACAACGGCGATGATGACAACGGCGATGATGACAACGGTGATGATGACA